TTCTGAGAAAGCAGAAGAATTAATTGAAAAATATAGCCTTAATTCTGGTCAAAGTTCTCAGCATCGCTGGGGCCGCGGCATGCCTATAGTAGATTATGATATTGATGCGGAGGGAGGTGAGCTGCATTTTAATGCGACAATACAAATTCAACCACCCGCCATGGCGCAAAGGAGTTTCGGAGAGGAAATAGACCTGGAAAAGAGAGTCCATCAAACACTTGAACGCCTCGACCTTGGTAAAAGCCAGGGCCTCCAGCGGGTTAACATTATGACGGAGCCCTATAGTTCAATACAGATAGAATATTGGCCCGAAGCCCCTGGGATTGATAATCTTGAACCTTTTCTAAAACACATTACTGATATAACTAATAGATTTCAAGAACTAAGGATAACTGATCAGCTGTATAAACAGCAAGAATTACCCTTGCCAGAAAGAGATCCAGCAGAAGAGATGCGCAGTCGCATCGCTCGTCTGGGTTCAGGTCAAGGTCGGACACCGTATGCAGATGAAGATTTAGCCCGGGCCAAAGGCGAATCACCATTCCGCGCTCCGGATCCAGAAACGCACAGAAAGCTAAGACAAGGTACCCGCGCGCAGGGTGGCTATAATAGACGAGGATGGAAGCCAAGAGAATGAAAATAACAAAATCAAGATTAAAACAAATTATCAAAGAAGAACTGTCTGCTGTGTCAGAAGGCCTAGAAGATGATATTGCTGCCCACCGCAAGAGCCAGGGCCTTGAGACCTTTTTAGCGCGTGTCAAAGAACGTCCTTCTCAATTAAATTTAGGAGTTTAAAAATGAAAATCACAAAATCAATATTAAAAAAAATTATCAAAGAAGAGTTGAATAAGATTCTTAAAGAGGCAGATTTTATTGGACCTTTCGCACCGCCCCGGGTTGGACTGGACACGACCGGAAAGCTTAAGCCCGGCGATGTTATTCCTGGAGGGATGGATCCAACTTATGAGCCCGACGATGAGCCTGGTGGTACAGAAGATATCGATATTCTACAAGCGTTTGAAGAAGTGTTGGATGTGGCTGGAAGAGGAAGTTTAAACCTCTCCATGGAACTTCGAAGACTTGCTGAAATAGCAGCTAAATTTGGTACGGAAGATCCAGAAATGTCTGATGAATCGCCATTCCGTGGCCCAGATCCTGAAACACACAGAAGATTAAGACAACAAACGCGCGCCCAGGGTGGTTATAACAGGCCAGGTTGGAAGTCAAGAGAGTAAAACAATGTTTACAGTAACTTTTTGGAAAAAAGTTTGGACTTGGCTTAAACATTATTGGTATTGGCCTGTTATACTAGTATTACTAGCTTTCTCCTTGATGTCTGGTCGGAGTTCAAGAAAAAAACTGTTTAATATGCTTGACAAACAAAAGGAAAGTTATGAGAAAGAAATACAAATCATTAAAGAAACAACTGAAGAAACAGATAAGAAAAAAACTGAGATCTTCACGGAACACATAAAAGAAATAGAGAAAATAGAAGAAGAACACGATGTTAAAGTAGAAGAACTCGAAGAAGAAAAACAAAAAGAACTCGCTGAGATTCTGGAAGAAAATAAAGATAGCCCAGACAAGCTGGCAGAAGAAATAGCCAGAATTCTTAGTGCAGAATATCTTAAAAATAATAGGTGAATATATGTTTAAAAAAATTGTAGCATGCTTTGTATCTGCTTTGATTATTTTAATTCCATTTGAAATAAATGCAGAAGAACTTGAAGGTAAAGTTACTTCTATCTCTTTAAACGAGAAAGCGCCATACGCCGGTATTTTACTAGATCCTATTGCTGCATCAAAAATGGTTGTAGACCAAAAATATTTAAAATTTGAAATTGAATTACAGCTTAGAAAAGAATTTCAACAGGATCTAGCTAACAAAAGATTGGCTTTTGATTTGCTTAAAGTAGAATATGATTCTTTAAGGAAAGTTCATGAAAGTACTCTTTCGTTAAGAGAACAGCAAATTAATGATTTAAATCTTCTCTTAAAAGAGGAGATGAGCGACGATTACACTGAATGGTGGATTATTGGTGGCGTCGCCTTAGGGATCGTCTTATCTGTGGCTGTATTCTACGCGAGTGTTGAAGTTGTAAAATGAAAGATAAGGACATAAACTACATAGCTGGTTTAGAAAAAGCAATTAAAAAAAAATACGGTGAAGAAGCTATACAAAATCCTGCCTCGTTCTGGGACGAAGACAAAGAAAAGAGGTACCTTATACAACTTGTAGATTTTGTTGAAAAACAGAGAAAGTACGAACTAGCTACTGAGCCGGAAAATGTTGACGGTTTTTTAATGACTAAAAAACTACTTAATAAAGAGAGAAAAATTAATTGTTTAGTGTGTTATAATATAGTAAGAAAAATAAATGATGAAATTTATCTTTTAAAATATGATTGTTGTGAAACATGTTATATAAAATATGTTGAAGCCCGCGAAGAACGCTGGTTAAAAGGATGGAGGCCAAAAAATGTCACAAAAAGTAATTGAAACCATAAACGGAATTCATAGAGCAGCCAGCGACATTGGCTACGATGGTGCCCTGACAGTAGACGGTAAGCCGCTTGAAATAGGCATGAAGAGAGAACAGGGCCATCCGGTTTATGGCTCTAGGGCAATGGATGGTTTTAACTTTGGAGTTTCTGGAACACTTTTAGTTCTATCTTATCACACAGATCTCAAATTAAAAGACATCTACAGTCAAGATCTTGAAGCAGAAATTGGTGGTATGATGAAAAAAATAATTAAAGAGTTGAAAAAGCGTTTCAAGGCTAATGAAGGCAAATCACTTTCTTTAAAGAAAAAGGGCGAAGTTGATGTCAGAGTAGAATCGACCAGCCGCGTACGTTATTGGGCGACAGCTAGATGTTTATACGAGATTGGTAATTTGGGTGATACAAAAAATGTTGTATCTGATGACAATCGTCCTGATATAGAGAAATCTTTTAAAAAGTTTTTAGACCAGGGAGGTCTAGGGAAGCGGCCTGAAAATGTTGCGCAAAGACCTAGAAAATCTTAAATGTCTTTTCAGCTTACCAGGGATCAGGTCTTAAAAGAGATCATTACTTCTGGTCAGGATCCGGTTTATTTTATTAATAATTATGCTAGAATCTCTCATCCCATGAGAGGTTTAATCCCTTTTAAAACTTATAATTTCCAAACAGATCTAATACATAAATTTAATGATCACCGTTTTAATGTTATTTTAAAAGCTCGACAGTTGGGAATCTCAACGATTACCGCTGCTTATGTTGCCTGGATGATGCTATTCCACAGAGACAAAAATGTTTTAGTTATCGCAACGAAATTTGGCACAGCAGCTAATCTGGTCAAAAAAGTTAAAGCAATACACAGACATCTTCCACAATGGATGAAGATAGCTGATATCTCAATAGACAACCGAACTTCTTTTGAACTCTCAAATGGATCACAAATAAAAGCATCATCTACAAGTCCTGATGCCGGTAGGTCTGAAGCTTTATCTCTTTTGGTTATTGATGAGGCCGCACATGTCGATGGATTAGACGGACTATGGACAGGATTATATCCAACGCTTTCAACAGGCGGCCGCTGTATTGCTTTGTCAACTCCAAATGGTGTTGGGAATTGGTTTCATCAAATTTGTGTTGATGCCGAAGCGGAGAACAATGATTTTTATTTAACTGCGTTGCCGTGGGACAAACATCCCGATCGTGATAAAGAGTGGTATGAAAAAGAAACTAAGAATATGTCTCGTAGACAGATCGCACAAGAGTTAGAATGTAATTTTAATATGTCTGGAGAAACTGTTTTCCATCCGGAAGATATGGAAGTACTTCAAGCTAACATATGTGATCCAAAATATAAAACTGGCTTTGATAGGAACTTGTGGATCTGGGAAGAATACAGTCCTGAAAATACGTATTTTATGACTGCAGATGTTGCCAGGGGTGACGGACAAGATTATTCTACTTTTTTAATTTTTAAAATTGAAACTAACGAAATAGTCGCCGAATATCAAGGTAAGGCCGCGATTGATTTATTTTCAAATATTTTATTTCAAACTGGCATAGAATACGGAAGTTGTTTAATAGTTGTAGAAAACAATTCTGTTGGCTGGTCTGTATTGAACAAGCTTGAAGAAGCTGGTTATCCAAATATTTATTATTCTAGAAAATCTACCCATGAACAAGTTGATTCTTATCTGGCGGAAACCTCTGGTGTTGTTCCTGGGTTTACTACAACTATGAAAACTAGGCCTCTGATTGTTGCTAAATTTGAAGAGTTTATAAGAAATAAACTAATTAACATAAAGTCTAGACGGTTATTTAACGAGATGAAAACATTTATTTGGCATAATGGAAGAGCACAAGCTATGAAAAAACACAATGATGATTTAATTATAGCTTGTTCTATCGCGTGTTGGATCAGAGATACAGTGTACACAACAAATCAGAGAGTGGCTGATTATCATAGAGCCTTCCTTTCCTCGATGGCAACAACAAATAAAATGTTGAACACATCAATACCTGGTATGATAGGATATGAAAAGCTGAAGAGAGAAAATAAGTTGGAAGCACAATTAGAACAACATAAAGACTTTTTATGGTTGCTTAAAGGATAATACATGGCTAGGCCTATAAACAAAAAAAATGTTAGAAATCCAGCTAGTCCTCTTTTCAGACAGCTGACAAAGCTTTTATCTGGGCCGCTGGTTAAGTATAGAAGACAAGATACAAGACAATTAAAAAGAAGATACTTAGATAAGTATAAATCTAGATTTAGGTCTGCGTCTGGGCAAGAATTTAAAACATCTAGATATGGCGAAGTTTACAGCGCATTACAATCTGATTATTACACTAATCAAAATCGTATGGATAGATATGTTGACTTTGATCAGATGGAATATACCCCTGAAATTGCATCTGCTTTAGACATCTTTGCTGATGAAATGACAACTTCTTCTGTTTTCAGAACAATATTGAATATTCAATGCAGCAACCAAGAAATTAAATCTGTTTTGGAAACACTAATGTATAGTATTTTAAATGTGGAGTTTAATTTATATGGTTGGTGCCGCTCAATGATCAAATATGGCGATTACTTTTTATATTTGGATATCGAACAGGACGAGGGCATAAAAAATGTCATAGGTTTGCCGGCAAATGAAATAGAAAGATTAGAGGGAGAAGATGAGGGTAACCCAAATTATATACAGTATCAATGGAATTCCGCTGGCATAACTTTAGAAAACTGGCAGGTAGGCCATTTGAGAATTTTGGGAAATGATAAATTTGCCCCTTATGGTACTTCCATATTGGAACCCGCTCGCCGTATTTGGCGTCAGCTGACTCTTTTAGAAGACGCAGTTATGGCTTATAGAATTGTTCGTTCACCTGAGCGTAGGGTTTTTAAAATTGATGTTGGTAACATACCACCAGAAGACGTTGAACAATATATGCAACGTGTGATGACACAAATGAAAAGAAATCAGATTCTTGATGTTAATACAGGACGAGTTGATTTAAGATATAATCCCTTAAGTATAGAAGAGGATTATTATATTCCAGTCCGCGGCGCAGCTTCTGGTACCGATATTACGACTATTGGTGGTGGCAAATATACAGGAGATATCGATGATGTAAAATATCTGAGAGATAAATTGTTTAGCGCATTGAAGATCCCAATGTCCTACCTATCCCGAGGAGAAGGAGCTGAAGAAGATAAAGCCACGTTAGCTCAAAAAGATATTAGATTTGCTCGAACAATACAGAGGCTACAGAGGTCTATTACCTCAGAATTAGAAAAAATAGCTGTTATACATCTTTTTACTCTTGGCTACAGAGGTAATGATTTATTATCATTTAAAATAATGTTAAATAATCCTTCTAAACTAGCAGAATTACAAGAATTAGAGCACTGGAAAGCTAGATTTGAAGCTGCCGACGGAGCCTCCGCTGGCTATTTTAGTCGACGGTGGGTATCTAAACACATATTGGGTGTTAGTGAAGAAGAATTTGCTAGAATGCAGACTGAAATGTTCTACGATAGGAAGCATGACTTCGCGCTTGAACAAGTCGGAGAAGCTGCGGCTGCCGAAGGCGCCCCCGTCGGCGGCGCTTTAGGTGGAGGAGAAGATATGGGAGCAGGCGGTGGTATGGAGGGCATGGAAGACACCGCGGGAGCGGGAGAGGCTGTAGAGGAACCCGAAGAAGCTGGTCCGTTACTGGCCGCCCCAGGGCCTGAAACTAGCATGCCAGAAGCCCCAGGGCCTGAAGCCCCTGGACCTGAGATACCCCCAGCCAAACGTGATTCTCAAGGGCGCCCTCAAACTACTACCCA